TACAGATATGCATTGAAAAATACATATAAGTAGCAATATGGTCGCCTTTCGACGAATGGCCTTTTAGAAACCACCGCGCTGACATATTCTCGTAACTAAAACGATCTCCCCGTTAGAGGAAAAAGTAGTAGCTAAATATGTGTAAGCACACGCTACGCACCGAAGTGCATCCCTCTAAGGGACCCGTATTAGAACAATCCTTATTTCAACGGAGGATTGATTCATAGTTCTCAGCAGGTAAACCGTAAGGCCTCTGAGCTATGTGTATTAGGTTACAAACCCTATTTTACTAAATAGTTAAAGTAGTTTTTATTCTTCGGAATCTATTCACAAAAGTGAAGTAGTTTTACGCCTTCGGGCGTGTTTAAAATTAAGTACGTGTAGTTCCTGGGACAATGGTCATAGGTGGGATGCTTACAAACATTCCAAAATTTCCATCATCTGAGCAGGATCTATAAACTCCGGCATAAGGATTTGAGGTAGGAAAGGAGGCAGAAATAACTGTCCTAGTTGCTAACCTTCCAGGTGCCATTGTATATTGGTACTGTGTATTACACATATGGTCAATGTTCGACCTACTGTGGAAACGATGATATTGTGGGATAGCAACCTCTAAAGGTATGCCAACCGCACTGTTACCAAGAGTTCTGACCCCTGCTGTGTAGCGTAGGAGTTGTTTCCCGGTAAGATCAGGTGTTGCCAGAGAAGATCTGACCAATAAATTAGTAAACGGTGTTGTAACAGCTACAGGATTACCCATCTGTACAGTTGAAGTCCCAACCAAATTAAGACTATCTGCGAACTTAAAACGAACTCCTCCTCGCGATAAAGCAAAGATCGAGCACATCGTTCCATAGAAGTCTGATGTCCAATTGGGGTTGTTAGGCGCCGCAGTCTCATAATAATAATCCCAAGCGTATGGAACTATATCAATTTGAGCATTGGTACCAACTGTAAATTCAGTTGTATCATTTAAAGGAATAAACATCTTAAGTAAACTCCTCCAACTAGACACATGTTCTCCAATACAATAAGCACTGTTATCAATGTTGTCTTGCATGTTTGAACCTCCAATATAGGAAACTGATTCCAAACAGACATTTGGCTTTTCCGCCAAATTGCCTGATTGTGGTGTAATTCCGAAAACCGGAACTTGACTAGCTTGTGATAGTGGTACGGCAAAGGACAAATCCTCACCGCCTGCAACTTCTAACAAGAAAGTGATAGTGTTTGAAACTGTATCAGGAGCAATAAGTGGGTCAACAACATATACTGCTATTGTACCAACATTGTTCTCATCCCCAAACACAGGTTTCCAAGCACTAGAAGATACGAAAGGTACAACAAACTCAATTTCACTACTCTCTCTGATATCATAAATTTCTCTATGTAAATAATCAGAAGTCGCATATGTTTGAGATGCTGCTGTTATCGCTGCTTCTATTGGTGAAAACGCGACGGCTATTCTCCCTGAATGAAATTCAGTTTTTACAATCTTAAGTTTAAACTTAAGTGAACCCCTCCAATATTGAAAATATTGCGCTGTAAAAGCTAGGGGTTGGTAAAAACTAAATAATTTTCCTCCCACACCGGATATTTCTGTCCAGTAGTGATTGGGATTCAAGTTGAAAGTAGTCAACGTATCTCCACTAACATTTGTTGTCGTGAAACTAAATTGCTTAAAATAAGAAAAAATCGTATTAAAATTTTTGAAATCTAGTTCATCAACGTCTGTGCCGGAAAATCCTTCAACTGCTGTTACGCAGTTTTGTGCAGAAAGACTTAATGGTAAAGACGTATCATTGGCATCAATTGTTGTAAAGTTTGGCAAAAGCGACCTATATGTTCTTGTTGGAACTGACGTGTCAGCTGGACGTGACCATCCAAAAATGCTTGCACATTTTGACAAACGTTCAGTAACCCAAGACGCAGGTTGCGCATAAGCCGATAAACCTGGAATTAAAGACATTTTTGAAAACATGTCAGAAGCGACTGCTAGAGGTGTTGAGATGAGACCAAGTCCATTGGTACGCTTTTCAACATCTGTAGGCGCGTTCTTCTTGACTGTCTTGCTAGAAAATCTACCAGATTGTGGGATTGCTGGGCAAATTAATTCAACATCTTCGAAATGATGCCAAAGTGTAAAACCAGCGTCAACAGACCCTGATGCAGCAACCAAAGGTGAGTAAGGAAACAACATAAACTGTCCAACCGCAAATGTTTTGTTAACATCTGTGATTATACTAGTTGTGGGTGTGTAATTTGCACAAGAGATATATGGTATCTTTAGTTCCACTTGCGTATCACAATTGAGATCAATTTCCACGTGTGGTAATTGAGTTCTCTGTATCAAGTGACACGTATGAGCTGAAACCCAAGCTTGAGCACCTGAGTGTTCGGAAGCTGAGCCTCCGAAAGGTACAAAAGTTAGCATATATCTTCCTTGTTGGAATCTAGTTGCATTCACAACCAACCTCAATACAGAAGTTGCTCGGAATCCTAGAAAACCAGAAAGTTTTGTAGACCTTAAAGTCTGATTTCTTATAAAATCATGTGGTGAAACTTTATTTAAAGCTGAAAAGGTAGATACCGTATCAGTGGGAGTGAACTTCCCTGAACCAATATTAATTGGTCTTTCAAAAAAAGATTTCAAAGACAGAATATAACTATCTGTACTTGACTTATAAAATATAGAAGATACCTTACTAGGTGAGGTTACTTCTGTTGATACTACATTAGAATCGGACACGAAAGCTGTAGTAATCGCTTCTTCGCGTGTCTGTTCTTCCTCGGTTCTTTGGGAAGAATAGGTGTTTTCTTTAGTTTCTGGAGTTTTTGCGATCTCATTAGTTTAGAATCTCACGTGATCAGTAAGCTAAATAGCTAAGATTTCTTATAAACATAGCAATATCTGCCTTAAGGCAAAATACAGATCACATGTTTAAGTGTTGTCGGCAATACATTACCGGGATACTTTTAAAGACATTCCAAGTCGGGTTTTTTTATTGTAAATAGTATTCCGATTTACACGTTATCTCACGCATTGCTGCATGATTCGTGTTCCACGGTTTACTAGATTGGGCAAATGGTATCTTCTCCTTATAACAGGAAACGATACGTGGTACCCATGCATCAAATATGTCTTTTGGGTGCAAAGACAACTCTCTAATAGCGACATCTACATTATCTGTCGTTATTGTTAAGCTATCTTTACGCTTCGTCCAACATGGAATCTCCAATACCACATCTAAACGCAAAGGTGCTAACCAAAGCGTTGAAATACGGTCAAAAATAAACGATCTCTTTATGAACTCTATACTTCCAATTTTTCTAAAAGGAAAGATAGCAGTCGATTTGAGTTCCGTTGTATAAACAAGACCAATCTCGTCCATAACACCAGCTAAAGTCAGTTCGTTAAAAACATGTCTATAACGTGGATGTACTGTAAAAGCATTGTCATCACCATAAAATATGACATAGAGATGAGTATCAAACTCCTCTAATGGCAAATTAAGTTTCGTCCAAGCTAAACGGAAAGCAAATTCATTATACATACAATTGATCGACGTTGTTCCAGGATTTCCACTCGGCATCGAGCCGCAAAACTCAGCAACTACATTCTCAATCAACTGTTTCGAATTTGTTATCTCGAGCCAGATCATGTATCGAATATGATCATTCCCATCTTTGTACCATCTATTAATGACATCTAAGATTGCAAAATGAATCTGTTCCATAGCACTACCATCGAAATGTGAATAATCACCGGCACCTACCAAGGCTCGCGTTCCATCTCTATCAAACTTTGATAAATTCATTGCAAGTTGCGTCCAATCTTCAGAATAAGGATTAATTCCTATTCCACAATGATTGAAAATCTTGTTCTTCTTCATCATAAGTAAGAAAGCACCAAAATATTTGATGAAAATAAGTTGATACCGAAATTCACACGCGGCAAAGGCCCGAAGTTTTCCTTCAGCAACTTTTGCCTTGTCCTTCCTTTCATCTTTAGGACACATCATATATACAAAGTACGGGCGTTTATGCTGTCGATACATTTCTATAAGCTGATGACAATCATCAAAAAGTTTAGCACTATATTCCTCATAGGCGGGCGTGCCTTTAGGAGTTTGATGCAACAATTTTTTGATATCTATCAACTCATTTTTAACTGTAAAACCAGAGCTAGTAGAAAGATTTATACCCTTCATATCAGCATCAGATGGATTGCCATCTAAAGCCTCTGAAAAGGTCAAAAGCCTTCTTTCTACAGGCCTGACAGTACAGTGTTCCAAAAAGTCTGAATAACTCAAACCAATTTTATCCAAAAGGTTTGGTTCTATATACTTTTTGGGATATACAAACTTTGAAATCGATAAGGCCATAGGCTTAATCAATTCCTTGTTCTCATTATAAAACGGTCTCACCCTAGTAGGACAAGTTAACGCTTTAAACCCATAATTGTTATATAATGGGCTTTTAATGATAGCAGTTTGTAC